ATTGACAGAAGCTAATAGTTATTTTGAGACAGTTCCAGATTCTTCAACTTGGACAAATAAAACAGACGATCAAAAAAACAGAGCATTAATATCAGCTACAAGATGGATTGATAGTTTTGTATTTTATGGAGATAGATGTGATGATGGTCAGGCACTTAAGTTTCCTAGAAATAATTATCAAGTAGATGGTGTCGAATTAGCCTGTTCTACAATTCCATTAAATATTAAATATGCACAATATGAATTAGCAAGAGCTTTGGCAAATGATACTGATGCTATTACAGGCACTACAGGTAAAGATGGTAATTTTTCTGAAGTAAAACTAGGAGATATACAAGTTAAATATAATACTGATAGTCAGGGAACTGGATCTATAAATAATATTATGGATGTTTACCCGTGGTTACAAAGTTATCTTGGAGCATATATGCTAGGTGGAGCAGGTGCTTTTCAGATGAGAGTGGTTAGAGGATAATGGCAGGTCAACTCGATTCATTATTAAAAAGTGTTGCTAAAGATATAGTTGCAACTTTGGGAGATTCTCTTGATACAACTATTACTTATACAAAGAAAGGAATTTCTAGTTATAACGTGGAAACAGGAGAAAATATTACTGTTGATACGACTTATTCAGATTT